AAATTGAAGCGCAGCAAGATTATCTCATTACTTTGGGCAGAGATTACTTATTAAAGGTAGGACGAAATTTCAGGTCGGACGTGCAAGGAAAAACTGAACAGGTTTCTTCCGGCACTCACGCAATAGTAGGAAAACGGGTATACATTGGCAGCCTCTCAAACGATGAAGAGCCATTGGTACTAGGCGAGCAACTGAGGAAGTTACTGCTAGAATTCGTTGATGCCCATTTGAATAATGCTGCTAGTCATGTATTGCCGACAGTAGGAATCGGCCCACTTGCTCCTGGTACGATAGCGGCGTTGCAAAGAGTTAGAGAACAGCTTGTAGCTGCAAAGGCTGCTCCATTTGAATCACGAGACAACTTTGTCACTAAAACTAACGGGTAATTTTCTATGACCAAGAAAGAATTGAAGTTGCTGTTGCGAGAAGAAGTAAAAAAAGAGTTGTATGCTATACTGCCTGAGTTGCTTCGTACTGTCATAACAGATGTTATGAAACAAATGTTAATGGAGGAGAAGTCTCAGATAAATAAGTCGGAATCTAAGCAAAAGATAGCAAAAAAAGATGTTTTGTTTGATGTGAATAAATTGAAAGCATCATTAGGTTACGGAGATATGAATCCTACTCCTAGAGCGGTGGCTACGCCTCCAGCGCAAGTTATAGCAGGAGTTCCAGTCGAGGGTGGGCTGAGAGACTGGGAAGCTAAAATGGGAGTAGCACATCTTAACGATGTGGCTCAAGCAAGTGATGTTGCTTCTCAAGATACTATTGAAACTTATGAACCATCCGTTGCTGGGTCAGTACCAGATATGATCGTTGACGCTCTTGGACAAAAAGCAAAAAAGGTTTTGGAAGAAGCAGAGCGCAGAAAAAATTGGCGTCCGGGTGTAAAAAGTTAATTAATTAGAGGTGTGATATGCCGAGTGGTATTGGAGTAACCCTCCCATTACGTCGCGGGAAGACAGGCTATTTTGCTCAGTCTCAAACGGCGTTAGAACAGGCTAAGTCTAACTTAGTCAGCTTACTTCTTACAAGAAAAGGTGAAAGGGTTTTTGAGCCAGAATTGGGCTCTGACCTTCATTCTTTGGTATTTACTCAAATGGACTCGGAATACGAAGATAATGTGCGCTCAGCTATATTGCGAGCGGTAAATCAATGGTTGCCATTTTTGAACATAGATGACATAACTGTGCAGCGGGACCAAGACAATAACTTAACGAAAGTACAGTTACAATTTAGTTTGGCCTCGAATGCTCAGATTACTGACACAGTTGTTATTCAGTTTTAACCTTGAGGAATTTTTGTGGCTAATTCGTCAATAACTGTTCAGAGATTAGGGAAATCTTTTGCACCAAAAGTCAAAGAAATTCGGTACCTAAACAAGACATTTCCGCAGTTCCGTCAGAATCTGATTGACTTTGCAAAGGTGTATTTTCCCGACACATATAAAGACTTTAATGAAACGTCTCCGGGGATGATGTTTATTGAACTTGCATCGTATGTTGGAGATGTTTTGAGTTATTACATTGATACGCAGTTTAGGGAAAATCTAGTTAATTTTGCTCAAGAACCCCAAAACATCATTCATATAGCGCAAGCATTTGGGTTTAAGCCGAAGCCATCTGCGGCTGCTAGGACAACAGCAGATGTTTTTCAGCTTGTTCCATCGCAAACTTCAGCATCAAGCTTTTTTCCTGATGAAAGATTTTATTTGAGGATTGCGCCTAATAGCGTTTTTTCTTCGGATGAATTCGGCTCAGTCAACTTTAGGAATATACAGGAAATTAACTTTGGAGATCCACAAGATAGACAAATTACAGTATTTGCAGTAGATGGAAACAACAACCCGCAAACGTATTTGGTGAAAAAGACGGCCATTTTAGAAGCCGGAGACATTAAGACTACTACGGCAACTTTTGGCGATCCTGAAAGATTTGCTAAAATCACCATCCCCGACCAGAATGTGTTGGGTGTTTTAAAAATTGTTGACTCAAACGGAAATGAGTGGTCAGAAGTAGATTATTTAGCTCAAGATGTTATCATAGACGACAAAGATAATGTTACTCCAGTTACCGGGAGTTCAATTAGTTTGCCGCCTCGCAAAATTATCAAATTCAAACGCGAGCCGAGAAGATTTATTACACGCTATAACGATTCGTTTCAACTAGAAATTATTTTCGGGTCTGGCGTATTGGATGATACTAGTGAGTTGGTCAGCCTTGATGCAAGTAAAATTGCTAGTGAAGAGTTTCAAACAAGGATTTCGTCTACTCCACTTGACCCAGCAGACTTTCTATCTTCGACCGCTTTTGGATTGGCCCCAGCGCATACTACGCTTACCATAACTTATGTGGTTGGAGGTGGGCTAGAAAGCAATGTGCCGTCTAACACTATAAATAAGGTAAGACGGATTTCCGTATTGAACGATCGTGATGTGTTTTTACCATCTGAACAGTCTCTGTTTGATGATATTGTCAAATCGTTTGCAGTTAATAATCCAGAGCCAGCAACAGGCGGTAAGGGGGCAGATAGTGTAGAAGAGATTCGTCAGAATACATTGGCGTTTTTTAACTCTCAGAATCGTTTGGTGACTGCTGAGGATTATATAGCGAGAGTTCATGCAATGCCGTCTAGGTTTGGAAGTGTAGCTAAGGCTTTCGTGATTGAGGATGACCAACTGAATGCTGTAAACGCTGCTAGACTTAGTGACATAAAAACTGCTGCTAACTTGCCGACTATTTCTTCAGCAGATCAGTTTGTTCTTGATAATGGAAAGCCGCGTCTAATAAACTTATATGTTTTAGGATTTGACCAAAACAAAAAGCTGGTTACGCTCAATGACCAAACGAAAATGAATTTGAAGCAATACTTGTCGGCTTATAAGATTTTGACAGATGAAATACAGATTCTTGATGCTTTTGTGGTGAATATTGGTGTAAACTTTAAAGTTGCGGTATTCAAATCGAAAAATGTCAATGAGGTGTTGGCTAATTGTTTGGATGCTGTAAAGGACTTTTTTAACATTGATAGATGGGACATAAACCAGCCCATCATCATGAATGATTTGTTTTTGCAAATAGCATCGGTGGAAGGAGTGCAGAGCGTTGTGAGTTTGGAGATTGTCAATAAGTATGCATTCAAGGATGGAGGAGATTATTCTAACTTGCGGTATGACATTCAAGGTAACGCTCTAGATGTAGAAAAGAATATTGTGTTTCCATCGCTTGATCCGATGATTTTTGAGTTGCGGTTTCCAGATACTGATATTGTCGGAAGCGCTGTTCAGTAAGAGTAAGGAGATAGCACGTGGCTAGAAAGTTTATTGTTCCAATACAGGACGCCTCTTTGTATCAAGAGTTTCCTCTTAGGAATACTGGATTTGACGAAATACTAGAGGTAGGAAAAAGCGATGACGGCTCAGATGCTATTCGCTCTCTAATACAATTTGATGTTACTAACTTTTTGCCGTGGCCATCGGGGGCTCAGGTATTTTTGAACTTGCGAGTGGCAAATATTGAACACCTTCAACAAAATCAAGTATTAGAGTTTTGGACGGTCGCGGAGCGTTGGGACGAAGGAACTGGTTACTTCTATCAAGACCTTGTGAATTCTGAAGACGGGGTTAGTTGGGAAGTAAAAGACGTTACGCAGGCCACATGGTCTCTTGCAGGTGGGACTACTGGCTCTCTATTTGCCACCTATTCATTTTCGTGGCTCCCGACCGATATTCGGTTGGATGTAACGCAGCAAGTGCAGTCGTGGTTGTCTGGCAGTAATAATGGGATGATGATTAAACTTTCGAATGCAGACGAAACTAATAGTCGAGTTCAAACGAACATCAAGTTTTTTTCCAGAAATACTCATACTGTTTATCCTCCTACTCTTGAAGCTGTATGGGTAGACCAAGTTTTCAGGACCGATAATAGCTGTGGGCTGGTATTGGCCGGAGATGAGTTTGAAGTCTTATTGCCAGATATGAAAAGGATATATGTAACTGGATCGGTGAATAGAATTCGTGTAAATGCTAGGTCAGTACAACCAGTAAAAAGCTTTTTTGATAGGTTTAGATTTGCAAATGATTTCATTCTCCAAT